GTGGGAACTGGTGCTTACGCTCTGTCGCACCTCCTGGCTCGCCTGTCGCAGCAGGCTGCCAGGAAGCGAGTGGCATTGAGCGCGCCCGCCCTTAGCTACATGGTTAGCGCGGCTCCTCCTGACTTGCGTCAGATGTTGGAGTGGGTCGAGATCCAAAACATGGGCCTCGCCCGGGTGAGGCACACCAATGAGTACCTCCTCCATTGCCCCTTCCAGCCTAGTAAGCTGGAGCCCAGGCCGTTTACCGACAGCGCCGCCTGGGCAGTCAAGGACTTGCCGCCCTTGGCTTTCGACAAGTCGGCCTCCACAGCCTTAAACGCTATCAAGAACAGGCTATTCTTGGAGCCACCCCACCACGTTTTGGTGCAGGGTCAATGTGACGTCATTCTGACGTCGCAGCTGGGGAGGAAGGTATGGGAGGAGAAGATCTCCGTCTCCCCCGTGTATAAGGCCCTAAGGGCCTACCTGGCTTTGGTGAAGCCGGGGTCTGCGGATTCTTGGGACGATTTGAAGGATTGGTTGAAGGGCAAAACCCTTAGCCGTGCGAAGGCTCTGCTGGCTGGCGACTTGGACGCCATGTCGATGCAGGACCTCACTGGCGATAGGGAGAGGGCGGGAGCTTTCACTAAGATGGAGCTCTTTGTCCCTACCAAGCCTTCCCAAAAGTCCCGGATCGTGGTCAGCGCTACTGAACCCTTCCAGTGCGCCACCGCCATTAGCGTCTTGGCATGCGCTGAAGCTTCTTACTCCTGGGTTAATGAAAATTGCCGGGGAGTACGGGCTTTGGTGGGCCTGGACGCCGCCCAGCTTTCCCTGGAACTCCAGGACGTGCTGAGGCCTGGCTGGAAGACCTACGACGCGGACCTCAGCAACTGTGATGCCAGGCAGCGTGTCGAGTGGGTGACGCCACTTTTAATCTCCGTCATGCGTGCGGCCAAGTGCCCGGATGCAGCCATTAAGGCTATCGCCCTCAATGAGGCCTGTCCCGTCTACGTTTTCAAATGCGTAGACTCGGACGGGGAGATGGTCAAGCTGGCCGCTTCCAGCGCCTACCAGGGACTTAGGTCAGGTGACACCTGGACCACTTTCGCCAACACCCTCATCGCGACGATCGTCGCTGATTTGGCGTGGGCGAGGTCCGGGTGCGATCGCCAGGCCGGTCTCATCGTGGTGGGCGGGGACGACGCCGTTATCGCCGGTGAGCCCTACACGGC